GGCATCGGCCGCAAGGGCGCGACCCGGATGGCCTATCAGGTGCTGAGTATGTCGGACACGGACGCCGCGGCACTGGCCGAGGCCATCCAGAACGCCCACACCCGGCTCCACCGCTGCCGCGTCTGCCAGAACTACACCGAGGCCGAGCTCTGCCCCATCTGTTCCAGCGCCAAGCGGGACCGCTCCACCATCTGCGTGGTCGAGACGCCCCGCGATGTGCAGGCCTTTGAGCGCACCCGGGAGTACCACGGCCTGTATCATGTCCTCCACGGCCTCATCAGCCCCATGGATGGCATCGGTGCCGAACAGCTCTCGGTGAAGGAGCTGCTGGCCCGGCTGGGCAGCGGCGAGGTGAAAGAGGTCATCATGGCCATGAACCCCACCGTCGAGGGCGAGGCCACAGCCATGTATCTGGCAAAGCTCATCAAACCCCTGGGCATCAAGACCACCCGTCTGGCCTACGGCCTGCCCGTGGGCGGCAGCCTCGAGTACACCGATGAGACGACGCTTTACCGCGCGCTCTCCGGCCGCGACGAGCTGTAAAGAGCAGATTTTATAGAACCTTAACGATTCTTTCAAAAATCGCTCTTGAAAATCCAGCAAAATGTGATATAATGACAAGACAAAGAAGCTGCTTTTATAAGCAGGGTGCGCCGAACGACGAGAATTTTTGCCCGTATACAGGACGGTGTGCAATGCTTATGAAAACGGCTTCTGGAGTAAAGGAAGGGAGGCGCGCTTCATGGCACCTGCCAAGGAACGTCCGGCGACAAAGACCATCGCCACAAACCGCGAGGCGCGTCACGAGTATTTCGTGCTCGAAGCGCTGGAAACGGGCGTCGAGCTGAAAGGCACCGAGGTCAAGAGCCTGCGTGCCGGCGGCGTCAACCTGAAGGACAGCTGGGTCGATATTGAGGACGGCGAGCTGCTGGTCAAGGGAATGCACATCACTCCCTACGACCACGGCAACATCTTCAATCAGGACCCTCTGCGGGTGCGGCGTCTGCTGGCCCACAAGACCGAGATCCGGCGTCTGCACCAGCAGTGCAAGCTGCAGGGCTATACTCTCGTTCCCCTTTCTCTCTACTTCAAGCATGGCCGCGTCAAGATGGAAGTCGGCCTGTGCAAGGGCAAAAAGCTCTACGACAAGCGTGCCGACGCCGCCAAGCGCGACGCCAAGCGCTCCATCGACCGGGCTGTGAAGTCCAACGGCAAATTCTGCTAAATCTCTTTCAGGCAGCATTCCTGCCCTGAGAACACCAAGCTTTCTGCGCATGGCAGCATGCGCTTTATGGGGGCGTAAAGGTTTCGACGGGGGGAGCGAGGCCTGGGCAGCGGGTAGCAGTGGGGGAACTGCTCTAAACTCCTCCAAAAAATTAACTGACAATAATAATTCTCAGTTGCTCGCAGCCTGAGTGCTGCGCGTTCCGCCCACTCTTGTGTCGTGTGGGGCCGGGGCGTCCTTTAGACACAGCACCTGAACGGACCTAAGCTTTGCGGACCGGCAGGAACTCATGAAGCTACTGAAGCGTTAGCCTGACGACCGGCGTGACGCGGAGGGAATGTTGTAGATCGCCTGCACCCGGAGACACCTACGCTGAACTCTTTTCGGACATGGGTTCGACTCCCATCGCCTCCACCACCAAAAAGCACCTAGAAACGCGAGTTTCTAGGTGCTTTTCTTTTGTGTAAAACCCACATTGCAACCCACCCGGCCATAACCTACTCTTCCGAATCCGCAAGGACCTTATCCAGAACACCTTCCAGCTGTTCGGCTGTCCGCCGCTTCTCCCCTTTTATCAGGTGGGCATAGATGCCGTAAGTATCCATCTGACGGGAATGTCCGACCAACGATTTCACCGTGCCTTCCGGCAGAGTCTTGGCCATCGAGACGAAAGTATGCCGTAGATTGTAGGGTGGGACATACTCGATTCCATTTGCCTCGCAATAGCGCTTCCAGCAATGGCGATAGGTGCTCTCTGCCTCAATGGGAAAGACGAATTCCTCCCCTCCTGTCAACTCGCGCTGCGCCTCGAGTATCTCTTTTGCCTGTGAGGTCAGCGCGAAGGAACGCAAGGCATTGCTGTTTTTGCCGCGAGTTTTCTCGCCGTGGACGTTTATCGCGCCGTGGATCATCACTATATCGCCCTGAATGTCAGCCCACCGCAGAGCGATGAGTTCCCCCGGGCGCAATCCCGTGACGAAGCTGAGCCGGTAGGCGTTGATGTACGGGTCCGGGACTCTTTTCCCCCGCCAGAGCGTGGTATCCACGGCGAACAGCACCCGCAGCGCATCCGGCTGCAATATCTTCTTTTCTTCAGAACGGGCGCCTTTGGGAACGTGCAGCTCTTCCGGGTGAAACGTCGAGAGCTTGCCCAGACGCAGCCATTTGCAGAATGCCCGCAGGTCAGCGCACAGGCTCATCAGCGTCTTTTTACTCAGTCCAGCAGCGAAGGCTTTGTTCACCACCGCCTGCAGCATCTGCTCGTTCAAGTTCGCTACCTGCTTTTTGCCGAGGTCGGGCTGTACCCATGTCCGCCAGCGGCTCTCGATAGGCTTCCAATTCGACTGGCTGGTAGTCATTTTCACTTCGGCGATCCAGTTCACATAGGCCGTCTCTACCAGCAGGCGGGTGCTCGAGATCCCCTCATCCAGCCACAGATCAGCCTTGCGGTTTGCCTCCCGCTGGCCGGTGCGGCCCGGCTTTGCGCTGGTGAAGGTCTTGCGCACACCGTCCTTTTGTACTTTAATCTGCCAGCGGTTCTGATTCGGCAGCCACTGGGCGGTATTGGTTCGCATTCCCATGAAAAATGCCTCCTTTGGGGTACACTTTGACAAGCCCGCCCAAAAGAGGTATAATCGCAATGTCGAGTGTGCGATGACCCCGCAAGGGCGAGCCGCTTATCTTACTCCTTCGGTGAGCCAACACCGGGGGAGTTTTTCTTTTACATACAGGTGAGTGATATTCTACACCTTGCGGCACCCCGTCACTCCCGGAGGTTAAACATATCCACAAAAGCAATGTGCAAATTTTGCACATTGCTTTATGTCTTCAGTTGTTTTACTGCCTTATCAAAATCAGACACAATTTTCTGCGTCGGATTGAACAGCTCATACTCTGCCTCAGCCTTCTCTTTGGCCTTCCGAGCAGAAATTTTTCCTTTATCCGGCAGAATATCATAACGCCGGAATGACAAAAACTCGTTGATACTGGATGCAAACTGTTCCATCGTGAAGGTGTTTTCCCGTTCTATCAAATCTTCAATATAATCGAAATAGCCCGACACCGTGCGCTCCAGCTGGCGAATCTGCTTTTCGGAGAGGTAATTCTTCGCCACCGATACGTCCGATTTCAGCACCCGACCCTCGGGAGCGTTTTTCCATGTAGTCAGGCCCATATGTTCCTTGGTGTGGTCAGCCTTGTTATAGACGATTTCCGCTGCTGTCTGGCCGGTGATGGCATAGTGAAATTTATTCTGCACCATTGCATAAAAATCCTTTGTCACCAGTGAGTTTCGGTCATAATCGATGCTGCACTCCGCAAAAATGTCCGTCACCTGCTGCCAGATACGCCGCTCACTAGCCCGGATGGAGCGGACGCGCTCAAGCAACTCACGGAAGTAATCTTTGCCGAAGGCATCCTTGCCCTGCTTCAGGCGCTCATCATCCAGCACGAAGCCCTTGGTCATGTACTCCTTGAGAATACCGGTCGCCCAGATACGAAAGCGTGTGGCCCGGCGGGAGTTGACGCGATAGCCCACGGAGATAATTGCATCAAGATTGTAAAAATTTGTCTCTTGTGTTTGTGTCTTGTCCTCTAGCGCTCCGTGGTGAGTGGTTGTTTCCATTTTGGAAACAACCACTTTTTCGTCAAGCTCGCCCTCTTCAAAGATTTTTTTGAGGTGCTTGCTTATTGCAGGCTTTTGCACACCAAATAGCTCTGCCATGCCCTGCTGAGACAGCCAAATGCTTTCATCTTTTACGATAGCATCAACAGAAATGTCCTCTTCCGCTGAGCGATATATTAAAAACTGAAAGTTGCTTTCCATCTCTTCTTCCTCCTCACACCAACCCCCGGCAGAAGCCCACGGCCAGCCCCTCCACCTCCACCTCTTCCAGCTGGGGGCCGGTATAGACCATCGGTGGGCATACAGACGAGTTATCGGCCAGCAGGGTCATCACGTCGTTCTGATAGTAAAAGTGTTTCAGGGTCGCTTCTTCCCCTATGCGCACTGCGGCGATCTGGCCCTGCTCCACCTCCGGCTGCTTCCGGATACAGACCACATCGCCGTCGCAGATGGTGGGTGCCATGCTGTCGCCATGGCACTCTAAGGCAAAGTCTGCACGCCACGCCGCTGGGACGCCGATATAGCTCTTGATGTTCTGCTCTGCCGTAATAGGCGTTCCGCACGCAATAGTGCCGATCAGCGGCACCTGCACCATCTCCGGCATCGGCATAAAGCCCGGCGGGATGGGAGCGGGCGAAGTGGTCTTGGGAGTCGGCTGCTCTTCCCAGCCCATCAGGTAGGCCGTTGTCGTTTCCAATGCATCTGCAAACGCCGCAATTTTTGATTGCGGAATATCAGCTTTTCCATTTTCAATTTTACTTATAGACGACTTATCTTTATAGCCCATCTTGTGAGCCAGCTCCTCAACTGTCAAACCAAGCTCTGTGCGGCGGCTTTTGATTCTGTCGTATAGAGTTGCCATAAAATCACCAACCTTCGTTCCTATCTTATCATACAGTGGAATAGAATTCAAGTATTTTTTATTTTTTACTCGAAAAGAGTTGACTTTGTTTCCACCAAGTGTTATTATGTGGTCAGTGGAAGCAAATTCCACTTCGAGAGGAGGTGAATAGAATGACCGACACTAATGCATTACGCTCCGCAATCGTTGATTCTGGGCTCAAGTATAAAGCGCTTGCCGAAATTATGGGCTTGTCTCCGTATGCTTTGCAGATGAAAATCGATAACGAGTCTGAATTTAAGGCAAGCGAAATTGACACTCTTGCTAATACTTTGGGCATGGATATGCAACAGCGTGATGCCATCTTTTTTTGCAGAAAAAGTGGAATTTGATTACACACAATTTTTCAAAAGAAATTGCCGCTCTTGTACTGGCGGTACAGGAGCGGCAGGGTAAAGCTGTTGTTGAAACGACGGATTGGGCTGGCAATGTTGTTGCGGAAGCAGAAAAAATCACAACCGACTGGTGCGGGAATGAGGTGAGGGAATAAAATGCAAGACTTTTTTAGAAACCTTGGCAAGTTTTGGGCTGACAACTGGAAAACTATCCTGTTATCAGCGGCCACAACCATTGTAATGCGTCTACTGTTATGTTTGTTATGATGCTGACAACGATCGGCAGCCAAAGAGACTGCATGGCCATCTCCCGGAAACGGTCTTTCTTGTACTCCCGGTAAACCTGATAGAAGTCGGACACACAGTATGTCCCTGCTCCGATTGGGTCGTGAAAGCCATCCACTTCTCTGCTCGGGTCTTCCTGAACCAACCCAAAGAATCACAAATTACCAAGTTCCTTTGGGTCGCACCTGTAATGCGGATGTGCTTCGATCTTCTTCAGAAGTTCTTTGTCTGCTGCACTCAGGACGACATTTTCACAGTCAGCTTTTTGCTGATACATAAAACCAGCTCCTTCCTACCCTCATTTTACCGCAGAAGGGAGCCAACCACAAGGAGGTGAAGCACATGGATAACCAAGTTGATAAAAACGAAGAACTTCTCAGCAAGCAGATGCAACTACTTGCCGAGAAGTCCTTGAACGCAGATGCGGATACTTTAGTAAGCCTTACAGATGCCCTGTGTAAAGTTTATAAAGTTCTCAACGGTGATCTCTGAAATACCCATTGTTCCGCTTTTCTCGCAAATCCAGCTTGATTTCATACAGTGCATCCTGATACATCGTATGAATCTCAGCCGGGGTTTTACCCTTCAAATCCTGATTCTGGACGTACAGAAGGGCAAGCGCTTCAATATTGGAGCTCGGAAACGTTTTTAATTCGATATCTTCCATCGTATCACCTCCTTTCCAAAATTATTTTACCGCAGAAATGAGGTGTGTGCAAGGAGGTGAAACACATGGACAACAACAAAAAGCCCAGCGAACCGTCGGAAGCGGAACGCTGGGCAAAGATGGAAAACGAGATTCAGAAACTCAAGCGGAGCAGGTCAATCCTCTGTGCCTCCAGTTTCGTTCAGAGTCTTCTCCTCTGGCGAATCATCGGGCAAATCAACCAAATCCGCGAGCTTTTGACTCTCTTGGTCAGGTTCGATGCTTTGGTCAGCCAACATCTCCAGTCCTTGAGCAATTCTCTCGTAAATCTCTTCCGTGATTTCGAAATGCTCCTCGACACGTTGACGAAATTCTTCTGAGTGTTTAAGTTCTTCTTTTTGCAGGTCAAGCATTTCTTCCTGATTTGCAATGATTGCAGTATTTGCTGCTTCTTGATTATGCTGGTACTCGTCCGGCAAGCAATCTTTTATAAACCCCAGAACACAGATAACGAACGAAATAATCTCCATCACCGTTTTCCACGAGATCTTACTTTTAGATTGTTTCTCTGACTGAATCCTTTCTTCGATTATCTCAACTGCCTCTGCTGGTAAGTATGGCTTTACTTCTTCAACCACTGCCTCTGCTTTTTCGACAGGAACCTCATCGCCTGACGAAACTGAGCGGAATACTTCGGCGTCCAGTTTGCGGATAAAGATGGCCGCAAGATCACATGGGAAAAGTAATCGGCCGCCTGCCGGTGGTCTATGACCCTGCCGCCCGGCGGGTGCAGGTGGAAAGCTCTGCGGAATTTGTGGAAACGCAGCTCCTGCAGCGGCTGGACGATCTGGCCCACGGGCAGCCCCTTCGCCTGACCCTGACCGTGGAGCCGGAACGTAAGGGGCGCAGCACCCAGCAGAACCGGCTCATGTGGGCGCTGCTCACCATCATGGCCGACGCCTACAACGCCGGGCGCACCGGCGGCGTGACCCCGGAAGAGTGCTATCTTGATATGCTGGAGAAGTACGGTGCCAAAGTCGATTTTCTGGAAGTCCCGGCGGGTGCACTGGAGATCCTGCGCCGGTGCTATCGCCTCGTCCATGTGGTGGAGATCCTCGACAACGACCGCTGCACGGTCAAGTGCACGCAGGGCAGCTCTGCCTTTACCACCGCTGAAATGAAAAATCTGATCGACGGGATCTTTGACCGCCTTGCTGAAATGGGCGTGAATGATCCTATGGTAACTGCCTACTGGCAGGAGTGGAAGGAGCCGTAAATGGCCAAAAGCATCATCCAGGCAGAAAAAGAGTGCTACATCTGCCGCCGCTGGTACAATGTCCGAACCACCAGCGGACTGGAAGAGCATCATGTTATCACCGGGCCGCTGCGGGCCTTTGCCGAGCGCAGCGGCCTGAAGGTCTGGCTCTGCCACCGGCACCACAACGAGCCGGGATACTCGGCCCACTTTGACGTCAGGCTTGCCTTGGTGCTGAAAGCAGCGGCTCAGAAAAGTTATGAAGAAAAGAACGGCCCCGGCGCACACGCTGCATGGATGGCCGCTGTTGGAAAGGACTATCTCAATGCTTAATGTTGTAGCTATCATGGGCCGTCTTGTGGCGGACCCGGAACTCCGCACGACCCCGGCAGGTGTGAATGTCTGCCGGTTCCGCATTGCCTGTGACCGCAGTTTCGTCCGGCAGGGCGAGCAGCGGCAGGCAGATTTCATCGACATTGTGGCATGGCGGGCGCAGGCTGAGTTTGTGTGCAGGTATTTCTCCAAGGGCAGTCTGATCGCCATCGATGGCCGCATCGAAACCAGCAACTATCAGGACAAAAACGGTAACAACCGCACCTCTTTTGCTATCGTGGCCAACAACATCAATTTTGCCGGTTCCAAGAGCACCGGCACAAAGCCGACGGATGATGGCGGCGAAGCACCCCCGGCGGGCTATCATCTCAGTGAGCCTGCGCCGGAGTATTCCGAGCACGACGATTTTGCAGTGATCGACGACAGCGATGACCTGCCGTTTTAATGAAGAAAGGCAAACAGGATGAGAACAGATGGATATGTTGTGGTACAGCCGTGGATGGTGACGGACTACAATCTCAAAGGCAACAAACTCCTGATCTATGCCCTGATCTGGGGCTTTTCGCAGGATGAGCAGTCCTGTTTTTATGGCTCCACCCGTTACATCACGGATTATTTCAAGCTGAGCGAGCGGGCTGTAGTGGGAATTCTGGATGAACTGGTGGATGATGGGCTGCTCTGCAAGTGGTCTGAGCCGGTAAACGGAAGGACCACAAACAGGTATTCCGCTCTGCGCCCGGCGGCGTGCTCTGCTGAGGATGATGGGTGCAAAAATTGCAACCATGAAGAAAATGCACCCCTGCAAAAAATGCAGCTCTACCCCTGCAAAAAGTGCAGACAAGAAAGAAAATAATAATAAAAGCAAGAATAAAGGCACATCCGCAACTCGGTTTTCACCGCCCAAAGCGGAAGAGGTCGGGGCGTATTTCCGGGAGCGGGGGCTCCCGCCCACATCAGCCCAGGCCGAAGCTGAAAAGTTCATTGACCGGTACACGGCCAACGGCTGGCTTGTGGGCAAAGCCAGAATGAAGGACTGGAAAGCGGCGGCGCGCAACTGGCTACGGAACCGGAAAGAGTGGGGCCAGACCGCCGCACAGCCTGCTGGCCCGTATGGCGGGCGCACCTGGGAGGATCTGTGATGGATGTGCAAAGCGTATTGATCGGCGCGCTGCTGCTGAATGATCAGCTTGCACCGTATTCCCTGCCAGAACTCAGCATCGAGCACTTTCGGCCTGAGCTGCAGCCTGCCTTTGCCGCTGTGCAGGGGTTCTGGATCAAGAACGGTGAGCTGGATATTCTCCAGATCGTGGCGCGCTATCCGAACCAGAAACAGCCATTGATGGCCTGCGTGGGAGCTTGTGAGAGCGAATGCATCCGGCTGACCCGCGACCGCGTGGAAGAGTGGACGCGCATCATCCTGGAGGACTCCGCTAAAAGCCGCTTTCAGAGCCTTGCGCTCCGGGCTGCGGATGCCGCGACCGCCTTTACCGATCTGCCGGACCTGTACCAGCAGATGGGACAGGCGCTGGACACCCACACCGAAAAGGGCGACTTCCAGAGCGTGGGCGATCTGCTGGATGATTACATCCGGCATCTGGGCGAAAAGCCGCAGTACATCCGCACCGGCTTGTCCAAGCTGGACGAAAATCTGCACCTTGTTCCAGGCAACTATTTCGTGATTGGCGGCAGACCCAGCGCAGGCAAAACAGCCCTGAGCCTTCAGCTGGTGGCGGGTATGGCTAAGTCGGGCAAGCGGGTGTGCTATTTCAGCCTTGAGACCGACCCGGCTACGCTGGAAGCCCGCCTGATCGCAAACCAGCTGTACGCGCCCCTCTCGGCGGTCAAAAATAAAACGCTGTCCCTGCGCGAGCTTGACCGTCTGGCAGGCATGAAACACTGGCCGCTGTATATCCGGTCTGCGGCGGGCAAGGGCGTCGCATGGATCAAAGCGCAGGCTTTGCGCATGAAGGCAGACATCATCTTTGTGGACTATTTGCAGCTGATCCATGAGCGCGGCGGCGGGGACCGCTACACAGCCATTACAGAAATTTCCATTGCACTGCATGAGCTGGCCCAGACCACCGGCATCCTCGTGGTGGCTCTGGCCCAGCTGAACCGCAACGCCGCGCGGACCGAACCCTCCAACGCAGATCTGCGCGAATCCGGCCAGATCGAGCAGGACGCAGACGCCATCCTGCTGCTGTCCGCTGATGGGGATGCATATTTTAGCCGTCTGACCAAGAACAAAGAGGGGCGCGTGGGCAATGCCGGGCTGGAATTTGATAAAACGCTGCAGCGGTTCACCTGTGCAGCTACTTGAGTAAGGGCCGCCCGGCGGGGCGGTAACGGATAGGAGTGATGCCCAATGACCTATGAAGAAAAGAAACAATGGCTCCGTCAGTACGAACGCGCCAAGAAAAAAGAGCTGCATCTGACCCACGAGCTTCAGGAAGCAGAGTTCGACTATGGCCGCATGACGCAGACTCTTTCCTCAGTGCCGGGAGGCTGCAGTGATGGGCAGGCGCTCCCCCGTGCTGTAGAGCGTGTAGAAAAAGCAAAGCAAGCCTTGGACGCGCAAGTCTTGTTTTGTGACGACCTCCATGCTGAAATCATGGCAAAGCTTCTCAGTTTGGAAGAACCGGACGATTACGAGGTTTTGAATCTCCGCTATCTTCACTTCAAGGCATGGGAAAACATTGCAGCTGATATGAAACTTTGCCTTCGGCAAATCTACCGCCGCCATCATCGCGCCATTGATGCGCTGAATCTATAATGTCAGTCAATGTCACCTAGAAGTCATTTTATGTCACTCCACGTTATGCTAAAATAGTACCATCGGCAGAGCCGGAAAGGCCCACCGATACACGCAGCCTCCGCACCATGTCCTCCTTGACGATTGACCGCATGGTGTGCGGGCTGCTTCTATTATGCCGCCTGAGCGCAATTTGGTGCGCGGCGCGTGTGACCAGACACGGCTGGTTCGATTCCAAGGGCGGCACCATGACGCTGCGCCCCGCCGCAGCAACAGCCTGACGCATGGCCTGCGAAACCGCTTGGGGCTGGCGTGCCGGATGGGAGTCCCTCCTTCTCCCCGTGAGAGTCCGGCACACCACCGGAGGCCCCGGAATCCGCAGTGGGTTCAAGGATACCCCACCGGATGTGCGTCAATCACCCTGCACAGAAATGTGCGGGGATTTTTTATGCAAGAGAGGTGGTAAGGATGACCGACAAGCAGGAGCGTTTCTGCGAGGAATACATGATAGATCTGAACGCGACCCAAGCGGCCATCCGCGCCGGATACAGCCCCAAAACCGCGAATGAGCAAGGCTCGCAGCTCTTAGCAAAGCTTAGCATTCAAAACCGTATCGCCCAGCTTCAGGCTGAGCAGAGCCGTCGCACCGGCGTGTCTGCCGACCGGGTGGTGCGTGAGCTGGCCAAGGTAGCCTTTGTCAATGCGGGCGACCTCATCGATGCACGGACGGCCTCCCTGAAAAGCGATGCTGCCCCGGATGATCTGGCCGCTGTGCAGTCGGTCAAGGTCAAGACCTTCGGGGAGGACGGTCTTGAGCAGGAGGTGAAGCTGGCCGACAAGCTTCGGGCGCTCGACCTGCTGGGCAAACACCTCGGGATGTTCAACGGCGCGTCTGGCGATACCTCCGATCAGCTGGCCGAAGCACGCAAGCTCTTGGGAGGGATGGACAGTGTTATCGACTAAACAGAAAGAATATCTCACTTCCTGCTCCCACCGCTGGAATCTGAAAGTCGGAGCCACTGGTTCCGGCAAGAGCTGGCTGGACTATGCCGTGGTCATTCCCCAGCGCCTTCTGGCCCTGCGGGGCGAGGGGGCGGCCGTCATGCTGGGCAACACGCAAGGGACCCTCAGCCGGAATGTTCTGGACCCCATGCGGGAGATCTGGGGAGAGGCCCTTGTGGGGACCATCAGCAGCGACAACACGGCTCGGCTGTTTGGCCGCCGGGTGCACATTCTGGGTGCGGACAGCAAAAAGCACGTTGCCCGTATTCAGGGCATGACCATCGAATACGGCTACGGCGACGAGATGACGACTTGGGATGAAGACGTGTTCCAGATGCTCAAGACCCGTCTGCGCTGTCCCCATTCTCATTTTGATGGGACAGCAAACCCGGACAGTCAGGAGCATTTCCTGAAAAAGTTCATCGACGACCCCAAGGTGGATATTTTCTGTCAGACCTCCACCATCGACGATAACCCGTTCCTCCCGCAGGAGTTCGTGGAAAACCTGAAGCACGAGCTGTCCGGGACGGTCTATTATGACCGTTTCATTCTGGGGCATTGGTGCAATGCTTCCGGTCTGGTCTATCCTTTCTTTTCGCTCTGCCCGGACGCCTACCTCTTCCACGGAAGCACGGCGGGCATCGACGGCCAGTTTTACGTATCCATCGACTACGGCACCCACAACCCCTGTTCCATGGGCCTGTGGGTCATCCACGATGGTCGGGCCTTGCGTGTCCGGGAGAGCTATTTCGACAGCCGCAAGCAGCGGATGCAGCGCACCAATGAGGAGCATTACGCCGATCTGGAACGGCTGACAAAAGGATATTATGTGCAGGCGGTCTGCGTAGACCCCTCTGCCGCGTCTTTTATCGAGACCATCCGGCGGAATGGAAAGTATCAGGTCATCCCGGCGGACAACGATGTGTTGAACGGCATCCGCTGCGTGGCCTCCCTGATGCAAGCCGGACTCGTCCAGATCCATGAAAGCTGCACCGATTCCCGCCGGGAGTTCGGTGTGTATTCTTGGGACGATAAGGCGAAAGAAGACCGGGTCGTCAAGGAAAACGACCACGCCATGGACGACATCCGTTATTTCTGTTACACGATATTCGCCCCGCTCATCCGTTGGGCAGATTGGAGAGCCAAGTAATGTTTGACAAGCTGCTTTCGTGGCTGAGGGAGAAGGCCCGGCTCTGGTTCGGGGAAGATACGCCGATCAGCGTCAGTGTATCTGCCCCTATGGAGAGCGCCATCACCCTCTGGGCGCAGATGTACGATACCGGCGGCCCATGGTGTCACGGCGGCAAAGACCCGCTGCACAGTCTGGGCCTGCCCCAGAGCATTGCCGCCGAACTGGCCCGGCTGACCACGCTGGAAATGGAGTGTCTGGTCTCCGGCAGCGCCCGGGCAGACAGCATCCATGAGCTGCTCAGGCCCTTTATTGCTGACCTGCGCATTCCTGTGGAGTACGGATGTGCTCTGGGCGGGGTGCTGTTCCGGCCCTACCTCGACCCGGCGGGCCGCATCCAAATCGACGTGGTGCAGGGAGACTGCTTTTGCCCCACCCGCTTTGACAGCTCCGGACGTATGACCGGGGCTATTTTTTACGATCATCTGGTGCGTGGCGGCCGCATCTACACCCGGCTGGAAGATCACGAGTTTTCCGACGGGAACTATACTGTCACCGTTAAGGCATTTTGTTCCATGACGAGTGCCGACATCGGCATTGAGATCCCCCTGACCGATGTTGCCGAGTGGGCCGCACTGGCCCCTCGCACAGAGTTCACCGGCGTGGATAGGCCGCTGTGGGGGTATTTCAAGGCCCCCAAGGGCAACGCAGCTGACCGGCATTCTCCGCTGGGTGTCAGCGTGTACGCCCCTGCGGTGGACATTATCCGGGATGCCGATGAACAGTACGGTGCATTGCTCTGGGAGTACAGCGGCGGCCAGCTGGCCCTCGATGTAGATCAGACCGCTCTCCGCCCCGACCCTGACGGCAGCTTTGCGATGCCCCAGCGGGAACAGCGCCTTTACCGCAACTGGATCAACGGCAGCAGTTCCGGCGGGCGGAACCTTTACGAGGTGTTTGCCCCCACCCTGCGGGACGAGAGCTACCGCAAAGGGCTGGATGCCATGCTCAAGCGCATCGAGTTTCAGTGCGGCCTTGCCTACGGCACCCTGTCTGACCCGCAGAACGTGGACAAGACCGCAGAAGAGATCCGTTCCAGCAAACAGCGCAGCTATACCACCGTCAAGGACTTGCAGCGTGCCCTCGGTACGGCGATCACCGACCTGGTCTATGCCGTGAATGTCCTGCTGGATGCCGCATGGCACAGCGGCGCGGCTGTTCCCCGGCCGGGCGAGTACACTGTTACCTTCGATTTCGACGATTCCATCATCTCCGACCCCAAGGAGCGCAAGCAGATGTTCTGGGGCTATGTCACCGCCGGGAAGTTCCCGTTCTGGCGGTATCTGATGGAGTTTGAGGGCTACAGCGAAGACGAGGCCCGGGCCATCGCCGAGGAAGCCGCCGCCGAGAACCGCCAGCCTGAGCTGACCTTCGGCGGGGGGGCCTGATGCTGGCCCCGGGCCACCTCGACCACGCCCCCGACCGGCTCATCCTGCTCTGGCAGCAGGCCGAGGACGACATCCTGCGGGACGTGGCCCGGCGCATCGGCAAGATGGACACCCTGACACCGACGGTGAACTGGCAGCTCTGGCGCTACCAGCAGACCGAAGCCGTCCGCAAGGATGTGGTGAAGCTGTTGGCCCGGTATACCGGCAAGAGCGAGGCCGAGATACGCCGTCTGATGCAGGAGGCCGCGATCGCTGCACTGGAAGCCGAGGATGCGATCTACTTCCACTACGGCAAGGAGCCGACGCTCTTCGAGGAGTCAGCGCCCTTGCAGAATCTGCTCAACGCGGGCTATCGGCAGACGGCAGGCAGCTTCTCCAACCTTACCGCCACCACGGCAAACACCGTCTCCGGGGCTTTTGAGCAGGCACTGGACAGGGCATGGCTCCAAGTGAGCAGCGGCGCGTTCGACTACAAGACCGCCGTCAAGCGTGCTGTGGACGGCCTTGCCGACTCCATGCCCTACGTCACCTACCCCAGCGGCCA